GGTCTATGCCGCGAGATAAGATCCCGTTAAGCGCTGTAGCAATCAGCATCAATCGATCATCATTCTTCGCCATAAGGCATGCTCCAAAGTATGTAAATTAAAAACACAATCAGTCCAATCGAACCGACACCAAACATCGTGACAAGCCAGTCAATAAGATCAATCATCGAACCGCCCACTGTGCAATACCATTAGCAAAAAAGATGAAGGCACAAGCAAACAGGGCATACATCAGCCACTGCAGGCCCTTGTAGCGAATCATTTGATACGGTGTGCGGTCAAGTACCATCAGGTCATAAACCCAGTCCTGATCATGGCTGTAATGGTTTTTTGCCGGTGGGCTGTACAAGGCTGAGACGCCGAATTTGTACGGGCGTTTTGTCACTGGCTTTAGCTTGCTCGTCTGAAACTTGCTGATCGGGCAAATACCCAGGTGCTGTAAATAAATCTGTGTCATCTGTTCCGTATCCTTCTATATAAATTTTTTCGTATTCAACTTCCAGGTCATGCAAGGCATCCTTCAAAATATCAAGCCGGGTAACATAATGCTCAGCTATAAAATTTTTTGAATACCGAATGATTGTCTTGTCTTCCTCATCACTCCAATGGATTGATATGCAGTGCATCAAAAGGGCGCCTCCTCATAAGTTGACAGGTCAGGTTTGGGTTTGAATGCCAGCTTGACTTGATTGCGTTGCAGGTAAATCCACTCGGGAAATGGCCACTCACTGTCATTGATCAATCGGACTGCGCAGGTCCCGTCGGGTTGGATGTGCTCAAGGATGCCAAGCCCTCGAGGTGTCTTCACGCGTGATCCAGGAATCATGCTGCTTTCCTCCGTGATTTGATGTGCTTGAACATTGACTCAAGCTCTTCCATTTCTTTTTGCAAGCGAGCGAAGGCGTCGAGTTGATAGCCATCAAGATCTTGGTACTCACTTGCCAAGGCGCGGCTCAGATCGTTGACCCTCTCGACCACATTGCAGACCTGCATACGCAGATCGTATTTGTCAGATTCAATTAGCTTGTACATGTGTCCTCCGAGGGGGCTAGGCCCCCAGTTGTTTATCGTTGGATTACAGCTTTGCGTGATGTGTCGCGCTTGACCTCGCTGACGGCGTCAAACCCGCGTACACCACAGTCGGTCTCGTCAGCGAAGTACCAGCCCTCAGCTAGCGTTACGATGATGCTGTTGCCTTCACTGCGCTCATCATCGATGAATGCCACCCAAGGGCGGGTGGCCAGCAGGTTGTTGAGTGTCTTCATGCTGGCCCCCTGATTAGCGGCTGGTAACTTTGACTGAGAAGACTGCGGTGGTCTTCTGGAATTTGGCGTAAGCCTCGGCACCGAAAGCCTTAATGAAGGCGTCCTTGTCAAACGTCGAGCGGTTAGTCTCAACGTAAGTGGCTTTGAAGAGTGAACCTTCGATGGACTTTGAGCCACCAGCAGAAGCGCTGTCTTTGATGGCGTCTTTGATTGCGTCAGCCTGCTTGGTCAGATCTGCGATCTGGGCTAAGAGAGCACCGAGTTGGTCAACTGATGCTGCGGTGATGTTTGCGATGTCGTTTTGCATTTGGTTTGCTCCTGGGTTTGCTTACATAGCGAACTTGCTATGGATGAATCTTAGGCTTTTTTAATCCACTTGTCAAAGCCTATCCAACCATTCATCCACCCAGGAGCTACCACTCATCCTACTGATAATTATTTTTGGCCTGCCAAAACTTCAAAAGCGATTCAAACATTAACCAGCCGCGCTCAACATCAGCTTTAGTCCACTCAAAGAGCGATACCAATCCTGAGTGGGTTGTGCTCACAAAAATATTGGCACAAGCCGCATCAGGAAGTATCAATCCCGATCGATAGGCCGCCAGTTGCATCAAGTGCTCATCAAACCCTTGCGGATCATCCTTAGGGCCAAAGGCTTTGGTCTTGATGTCAATGACCGCTGCTTTGCAGTGAAGGTCACATTTGCCACCAAATCCTTGTGGGTGTGAGAAGGACTTCTCACTGATCCAATCCTGCTTACCGTAGGCCTGATCAAGCACCTGCTTCACAGCGAGATAAGACTCATTCGGTGGCCCGCCTTCAAAGGCACTTTGAACCTTGGCATGGATTGCAGTACCAAGATCTCGAGCTTCTGAGGCCTGCTCTTTGCTGTCCTTTAAGACTCGGTCAGCGTAGGCGTCCAGCGACTCATCATCACGCTTTGGAAGGGTCAGTGATGCAAGCAAGATCTGTTGCTGTTTCCAGGCCTCTAAACCGGGCTTGGCGGCGCAATTGAGGATGGTGGTGACTGAAGGTACTAGGTCATACTTGCGAGCGTCTCTGAGCGTTGTATTGCGCAGGTGGCCAGCATTGGATTTAACCTGGTACATCGGCTCGCCGGTACGGGTATACCAGTGTCCAGAATCGGAAGGGCGTTCTTTTATTTCCATACCTTCACCTTTACGATGCGTTGCGGTTTCCCTGATCGGCCAGGTTTACGTTGGCCTGTATCCTCAATGAAACCCTTATCAAGCAGCGCTCGAAACCTTGCGGTTATTGATGAGTAGGGCTTCGTTGGATTGAGTGCCAAGACATCATCTTGTGTGCAGCCATCAGCAAAGCGTTTGATCGTCTCGTAAACAAGCTTTTCAAGCTCGCCACTCTTAACCGCATAGGCTGCCGCATGACTCGTATCAGGGTCATCTCTACGGACCAAAAGCTTAGGGTCCGTGCCAAACTCCACAAGTTCTGGAAATTCAAGTTGTTTCATGGCTTGATACCGCCCGAATCTTGATGCCTGCTGCTAACAGGAACCCGTGCATTTGCATATCGTGAATGCGCTTCACAAAGACTCTTGCGCCATTAGGGGCCAGCAGGAAGTCATACTCGGCTGCAACGTCCTTTTGATCTGTTGGCGGGATTTCCTCAATGGAAAAATTAGCGCTTTCGAGTTGTGCTTTGAGTTTGTCGTGCTTGCGCTTGAGCCAAGAATTCCTCATGCCCATGCTGATACGCTCTCTTTGTTTCGCCGTCCTCTTCATGTTTTCTCCTAAAGCCAATGTCTTGACCAAAGTAAGGTGGTTGATTCCTTGCCGCCCATGTCAACGAGTTCGGCAGGGGTAAAAAGTTGGCCGCCAGGCCACACCCACACATGCTGCTTTGTGAAGTGCGGCACTAGCATGACCCCATTGACATACCAAATTGACACCCAAACCCGTTCAGCAAGTTTGTTCTCAACGGATTGGGCGGCGGCAGCCTTCTGGGTTAGCTGTTTTGTTTTCATGATCAGAAGGGGATGTCATCATCAACGTCATCAAGCTTGGCCACATGCTTGATCTGTTGCCTGTTTTCCCATTCGGGTGACTGCATGATGATCTTCTTCAGGCCATCGGTCAGCGCATCAAACTCGTGCTGCTCGAAGTAACCAAAGCTGAAGTACACCTTCTTGTTGACCATTTCAGGCAGGCCAAGCTTTTTCAGCGCTGCAGGCACCGCGGTAACCGTATCCACATTGGCAAAGGTCCTATCACCCTTGACTGCGTGAGTCACGGTCAGCATGCAAGGTGCGCCGATGATGGTACGAAGGTCGAACCCTTTGAGTTCCTGGGCGGTGAATTCCCTGCCACGCCATGAAATCAGCGTCTTGCGAAGCTTGGCCTTCTCAGCAAGCGATAAGGTGTAACGCTGGCTCAGGGATAAGGGCCTGCCGTCTTCCAGGGTTAAAGGCTGGCCATCAGCATCTTCGCCATGTAACTCCCACATGATGCGGCATTGCCGGGCTTGTTTCTGCTCGCCAAGGTAGGTGTAACCCTGGGTGCCTAAATCGACCACGCCGTAGCAGATGGCCATATGAACCCCTGCCGGGGCTAGTTTGAATTCGCGGTCATTACCGCTATCAGAGATCAACATGATTTGCATCCTTTTTGAAAATGTTTCGTAAGCCAAGTTCAGCGGCGATCAGTCTCCAATCATTTGCATCGGCCTGGCCATCTCGTGCTCGAGTAAAGGCCTCTTCGACCATTTGCTCTCGTTCTTCCATTGCTTGTTGCCATTCAGAATTTTCCATAGGGTTTGCTCCGTGGTTTGCGAAGTCTAAAGTGTTTCATGTATCGAACACTCTGTCAACCTATTTATCTATGGGTTGCATCATGGCAAACGTTCGATTATGCTAACGCCATGAACATACGAGACCTTATTGAATCCGTTGGTGGCGTGCGATCAGCGGCCCGTCTGTTAGGGGTTGCACCGAGCACTGCGCATTACTACTGCAAAACGAATCGTGTACCGCTCAAGCGGCTTTTGATGCTGGCGTCAGTGTCCGAGATGCTCTCAAAGGGCAAGTACCAGTACGACCAGATCATTAAAGAGCACGGGTTATGAACCGCGATGATCGACTTAGGGGAAATTAATGGAAGGCATGCTTGGATTCGCACTTACAGCTTGGGTAATCCTGGCTTGGCTTACTCATGTCATTGTCTCAATCCAGGGCGCTAAGTGGTTTTTGCTGATTGCTGGGGCGATCGTGTTCCCAGTGGGATGTGTCCACGGCACGGGTGTTTGGTTTGGGGTGTTTTGATGGACCGATACTTTGAAGTCAGAGCGCTGGTCAAGGACGAGTCCTTAAGGATCAAGGACATCGTTAAACAAACCGGCTATGACAAAGGCCATGTAAGCCGGCTGCGCAAAGCCTCGCGCATTGATAAGTTGATTGCAGATGCTGTGGCTGCCGAGCGTGAAGCATGTGCAGCGCTGCTTGATGTTGCGGTGGAAAATTTCACGAGCATATCGTTGCAAGTTAATGACGAGGACGGCATCGTGATGGAACACGCCAATACCTGCAGCCATTTAGCTGCCACCATCCGCGCAAGGGGTAACACATGAACCGCGAAGACATCATCCGCATGGCGAAAGAGGCAGGGCTTAATGATCCACACGCGGTAATTCATGCCTATTGTGAGCTTAAATTAACAGGCCATCTTGAACGCTTCGCTGCCCTTGTTGCTGCTGCCGAGCGTGAGGCGTGTGCGAAGGTTTGTGAAGACATAGACACCGAATACGAAGGCGAGGATGTGCTGGCAACTTGGTGCGCCAACGCCATACGAGCAAGGGGTCAGCCATGACTAAGACCGAGATTGAGATAGCCAAGACTGCTTATGCGATGGTCAAAAGCATCGGTAATCACATTGAACTTATTGAAGAGCAGCATGACAGTGACTTTGCTGAGCAGGTCTTCAACAGCGTAGCGCTCACCATGCTGACCAAGATCTGCTTAGGGATTGCTGAGAATAACGGTCATGAAGCCTTTGAAAGCTATTGGTCAGACGTTGATAGCAAGCTGCGCGAGATGATCCAAACTTTTGCTTGCACACCAACGAAGCATTAGGTAAAGTCCAAAGGGCATGGCTAGGTTAGCTACCGAAAAGCGGCTTCATCACCCGCCTGCCAACGCCCAACTTCAGTGATGATTGCCTTTGATGGAAGGTTATGAAATGCACTTTTATCCCCACCATATTGGGGACTTTTTGAAGGACACCTCGTCCTTAACACCCGAAGAGTCCTATTACTACCTGCGGCTGATCTGGCTGTATTACGACACCGAAAAGCCGCTCCCAGACGATATTCCAAGCCTTGCCTTCAAGATCGGAGCGCGTGGCAAGGAGGATTGCGTGCGGAGTTTGGTTCAGATCTATTTCACATACGATTCAGATCTGAAATCACATACGCATCAGAGGATTGATTGGGAAATTAAGAAGTATCAAGCCAAGGCAGCTTCTGCAAAGCGTGCGAATCAGATCCGTTGGGAAGCTGAAAAGGATCTGAAATCAGATCTGAAATCAGATGCGAAACAGATCCCAACCAAGAACCAAGAACCAATAACCAATAATAAAGACAAGGGGCTTGCAAGCAAGCCTGATGATGTGTCTGATCAAATTTGGTCTGATTTCCTTAGAGTTCGTAAAGCACACAATGCTCCACTGACCAAAACTGCTTTTGCCAGACTCATCACTGAATCAGTTCAAGCCAAGATGAGCATTGAGGATGTCTTAAAGCTTTGCATTGAAAAGAACTGGCGCGGTTTTCAAGCTGAATGGCTTGCTAATCAAAAAGCTAAACCTGTTGTTGCAGGCCTTGATCCCTTCGCAAGCCGGGGTGGCGTATGAAAGGGCACGACTTCGTTATGGACCTGCTGGCCAAAAATGAGGTGCCCCGCGCCGTCTTCATCGAGTTTGATGGCAAGCCTGATCCTTACGCCGCAGCCCCGGTTGTGGTGGTCAGCAAATGGGATTTTGACTACCGCTGGGTTAAAGGCCTGGTGGCTCACGTTACAGGCCCTGACTCCGATGCAGTAGCACGCGCCGCTAAAGAACTGCTCCGCTGCGGTGCTGCCCGAGTCTTCGCCCATTACACCGAATCACGCTTTCCCATCCTCTGGGACTCAAAGGTTGACGCATGAATACCATCCCGCAAGACATCGACTTCCAAGCCTGGTATGACTCCATGGAAGCCCAGGTCCGCGTTAGGTCCGCGGCTGACTGCATGGATCAACTGATCGACCAGGTTAAGAACCCGGTCACAACCAAACCCATCACGATGCCCTGGTCCAAGACCCTGGGCCTCTTCGAGTTCCGGCCTGCCGAGGTTACGGTCTTTGCCGGCACCAATGGATCTGGCAAGTCGATGCTGACCGGCATGATTGCCCTGAGCCTGATTGCTCAAGGCCAGCGTGTTGTTATCGCTTCCTTCGAGATGAAGCCCTTGCGCACCCTTCAGCGCATGGTCAGGCAATGGTCCCGTCGCAGAGACCCTGCTGTAGCCGATTACGAGGCCTTCAAGGACTGGGTGGGCGACAAGATGTGGTTTTATGACCAGCAGGGCACGGTAAGCCCTGGGCAGGTTTTAGGGGTCGGCAGTTACGCTGCAGCCAATCTCAATTGCAAGCACTACTTGATCGACTCGCTGATGAAATGCCTAAGAGACGAGGACGACTATAACGGGCAGAAAAACTTTGTGGACCAACTCTGCACTCTGGCTCGAGACTATGACACGCACATCCACCTGGTGCACCACATCCGCAAGCAGCAAAACGATGAGAACCCACCCACGAAGATGGACCTGAAAGGCTCGGGATCAGTGGCCGACCAGGTTGATAACGTGATCCTGATGCACCGCAACAAAAAGAAGGAGCGTGAGGTTGAGGCTGGCAATGTCGTTGACCAGTCAATCCCTGACGCTTACCTGGCCATTGAGAAACAAAGAAACGGCGAATACGAAGGCGTCATTAGACTTTGGTTCGACAAAAACTCACAGCAATTTACGGATCAAGCCTATGGAAACCCCATTATCTTTTGAGGCCACATTGCCATGGCCACCAACTGTAAACACCTACTGGCGGCACAGGGTCATTGGCAAGCTCGCCACCGTATACGTTTCGCAGGAGGGCCAGGCCTACCGCAAGGCAGTGAACTTATGTCTTATGGAACATGGGGTGAAGACTTACGAACTGGAAGGGGACCTGCGGGTCGAGATCGAAGTGTTTCCGCCGGACAAACGCAAGCGGGACATCGACAACCTGCTCAAGTCTCTGCTGGACAGTTTGACCCATGCTCAGGTGTGGAAGGACGACAACCAGATCTCAGATCTGAGGATCTTCAGAAACAAACAAATCGCCGGCCTGGTGAAAGTGAGGGTGTATGAAATTAACGGGTGATCGCAACCAGTGCCAGGCCTGCAAAAACTACTTCAACTCAACCTTCGCCTTTGATAAGCACCGCACAGGCGATTTTGGGGTGAGCCGCAGATGCAAAACACGCGATGAAATGGAGAGTATGGGGATGAGTATCAACCAATTAGGATTTTGGATTTCTAGCGCCTATGGCGGACCTTGGAAGGGCAGTCATGAATGACAATGTCAATCACCCAAAGCATTACAACTCACATCCATCAGGTGTGGAGTGCATTGAGATTACTGAGCACTTCAATTTCAACATCGGTAACGCTGTCAAATATTGTTGGCGCGCCGGACTGAAGGGTGAGCAAGTCGAAGACTTACGCAAGGCTCGGTGGTACATCGACCGGGAAATTTCACGCATCTTGAATGAGAAAAGCCATGAATCGTGATCCGCACAAAGCAGTTGACCACATCATCACGCATGCTCAGGAATTTGCCAATGCCAAAGCGAAGCGTGTCTTTCTTGAAGAGTTCAGGAAGAGCAAGAAGGCGTTGCTGATGAAGCAATCCATTGAAGGCGCCCTTGGCGCACAAGAGCGCGACGCTTATGCTCACGCTGAATACGTTGAACTGCTCAAAGGCCTCAGGCAGGCCATCGAAATCGAGGAGAAATTGAGATGGGATCTGATCGCAGCACAAGCCAGAGTGGACATCTGGAGAACGGAACAAGCCAACCTCAGACTGGAAGGCAAGGCCACGATCTGATGAGCAACGATGGCCGCCACAAACAAATGCTTGCAGACCTGGCTGACTTTCTCGGCGCAGTGGCCTTCGAAGATGACAAGGGCTGGACTGAAGAAGTTTATGCCGAGGGCTGGAGCGCTGGCTTCAGATCAGGTCTGGCTTACGCCGCAAAGATTGCCCAATCACAAGGCAGGGGTTGGGGAATAGAGCACGCTGAGCAAATCAGGAAGGCACTATGACTAAGGATGAGAAGAAGCACCTCGACAAGGTTGCGGGTATTGGCTGCGTGCTGTGTTACTTGAAGGGAACCCCAGGAACGCCGGCAGAAATTCATCACCCTAGAAAGGGTACCGGCATGGGCCAACGTGCATCTCACTACGACGCGATCCCGCTATGCCCTGAGCACCACAGAGGAAAAACAGGCATCCACGGCATGGGCATCAAAGGGTTTACGAAGCACTATGGCGTCGATGAAGCTGAATTACTGCACATCACCCGCCGTTTAGTTGCACATCACGACCACTTGTCGGATGGATGGCGTGTGTCTACACAAGTGGATTAAATGAGAGTACGATTGAGTCTCAGTAGCAAACAACGCAAACCAACTAGGAGCAAACAAAATGAACTCATCGCAAAACGGCGGCTTCAGCAATTTCGCAACTTGGGTCATCTTCCGCGACACTTTTTCCAACGTGATTCCGTATCAAATCATGGGCTGTGACCGTAAGCCTTCGGTTGATGAGCTTTCACGGGCCATTCGTGCGATTGCAGTCAACCAAGTGTTTGAAACGTCCAGCGAAGGCTTTGCTCGTGAGTGCGCTCTTGGCTATCTCGAGGACGTTAACTTTTACGAAATTGCCAGCGTCATGTTTGAAAACTATTACTCGGACGATCAAGCATCAAAAGGTGCATGGATCAAAGGCGATGATGAGGAGTATGAGTACATCCCTTCAGCAGCAGAACTTAGCTAATCAAACCCAGGGGCTAAGGCCCCACTACCTGGAGCAAACATCATGAGCAAAAAAGAATTTGATACCTGTATTGATCTTGAAGCAGTTGACCGTCTTACATTGAGCGAGCATGACAATGGCTTATGGCTGTCAGTATGGAAGTTGGGTGCTCACGCAGCAGTAGCCATTAACCGCGACAAAGTCATCGAACTGCGCGATGCCATCAACACCTTTCTCAGCTTGGAGTAAACAAATGGATTACGACTCATGGCTTGACCGGCAGCTTTACGAATACGACAAAGAGCGTGAGCGTGAAGAGGATTGCCAAGACGAGGAAGAGGACTTAGACTGAAGGCTGTTTCCATGCTGTACTCCTCAAGTCCTCTGCTTCCCAACAGAGTTAACCCCCGCCCTGGGGGTTCTTTTTTTAGTAAACCTGTAGTAAAATCAAGCAGTTAGACCTTGCCTTGCGCAAGCAATTGCCACCAGCCCACCAAAACCCTATCATCAGCGGATCTTATGTCACTGGAAGATGTGATGCCTAAACCCGCCAAACCCAAAGCCCAGGCCGCAAAACAAACCGCGCCCAAGAAAACAGGCCGCCCCAGCAAATACACCCCTGAAATCGCACAAGAGATTGTGGAGCGCTTAAGTAACGCTGAGCCATTAAGACAGATATGCCGAGATGAGGGTATGCCTGATTGGCGAACGATTTATGACTGGATGTATAGGGATGATAAGGAGGTTGCTTCGGGGCGCGGAGTCGGTCTTTCTGCAGCCATCGCACGCGCACGGGAGATCGGATACGACAAGATGGCCGAGGAGTGCCTCGAGCTAGCCGACACGCCCAAGTGGGGTACCAAGCAGGTCGAGACTGAAGGCGGCATCATAGTCACCAGGGAGGACATGCTCGGCCACCGCAAGCTGCAGATTGAGACAAGGCTCAAGCTTTTGGCCAAGTGGAACCCCAAGAAGTACGGTGAGCGCCTGACTCACGCTGGTGATGCTGACAATCCCGTAGCCGTGCAGGCTGACGTCAGCATCTTCGATGCGATGCTCAAGAACCTCGAGGCTAAGAGACAGCTTGGGGACAAGTGACCTCGAGGCCCTGCTCAAAGATCCACAGATCCGCGAGCAGTACACCAGGCTAGAGCCACAGGCGGCTGCTGCTTGGGCCTGGCGCATGATGTGGCTCACACGAGCACTCAAGCACCAGATCTTGCCCCATGGTGATTGGTGGTCGATCTGGTTACTGTTAGCAGGCCGCGGTGCCGGCAAGACCAGGACTGCAGCCGAGCAGATTGGCTGGTGGGCACAGTCCTACAAAGCCACCAGATGGCTCGTAGCGGCCCCAACAAGCAGTGACGTAAGGGGTACATGCTTCGAGGGTGATTCAGGCCTTCTGAGCGTGATTCCTGCGGTCCTGATCACTGATTACAACAAGGCCTTGCATGAGATCAAGCTTATTAACGGAAGTCTGATCAAAGGCATTCCCGCCAGTGAACCTGAGCGCTTCCGCGGTCCGCAGTTCCACGGCGGTTGGCTCGATGAGTTAGCCGCGTGGGAGTACATCCAGGAAGCCTGGGACCAGATCCAGTTTGGTATGCGCTTGAAGCTGCCCGACATGAAGACCAGGCTGATCTGCACAACCACACCCAAGCCTAAGGACCTGATCATCGACCTGATCAGCCGCGAGGGTGATGATGTGGTGCTTACCACTGCAAGCACTTACTCAAACCTAGATAACCTGTCTGAGAACTTCAAGCGCCAGATCCTGCAGTACGAAGGTACCAAGCTTGGCCGCCAGGAGATATACGCTGAGATCATCGACCCTGAGGAAGGGGGTATTGTCCAACGGGATTGGTTCAAGCTTTGGCCTGCCGGCAAAGAACTGCCCAAGCTCGAGTATGTGGTCCAAAGCTATGACTGCGCCTTCACTGAGAAGACGGTCAACGATCCTACCGCATCGATTACCTTCGGTGTCTTCAAGCCCCAGGACGGTGGCATGTGCGTCCTGATCATCGACGCCTGGCAGGACAGACTCCAATACCCCGATCTCAAGCCCAAGGTCATTGACGAGTTCGAGATCATCTTCGGTGAAGGCAAGACCGCCAAGAAGGTTGACCTCGTGCTCGTTGAGGACAAGGCCGCGGGCATCGTGCTGATCCAGGACCTGCAGCGTGCTCACATCCCGGTGAGGGCCTACAACCCAGGCAGGGCTGACAAGATCCAACGCCTGAGCATCGTGGCTAACATCGTGAAGGCTGGAAGGGTGTATGTGCCTGAGTCCAGCAATCGATCGGGTTACGTAAGAGACTGGGCTGAGGCCATGGTCACGCAGATCTGCAGCTTCCCAAATACCGACCACGATGACTTCTGCGACGCGTTCTCGCAAGCACTCAGATACCTAAGAGATGCAAGCTGGCTCAACATCGACCCGCTACCGCCTGATGATTACGACCCTGAAGACCTCATCGATGCTGGTGTCGTCAAAGAGAATCCGTATGCGTCGTAATGAAGGCTTAAGGATAATTCCTCGAAACTGCCCCCCTACCCCCACAGGGGTGGTGAGCAGGGATTCCTCGGGCGATAAACGCCACCTCCATGTCAGTTGCCTGACCCCTCGGCCTGGAGGTTCTGCCAGCCGCTGGATTCTTACGGATTTGCACCGGGTCGAAACGCCTTACCAGTACCCTGTTCTTGTCAGCGGCTGGGTAGCCCATTGCTATCGCGGACAGTACGGTCGGCACCAAAGAAAAACCCCAGAACACTTAGGAGGGGCAAGGCCCTTTGGCGTTGGGCAATCACGCAGTCTGCTGAGTAAGACATTGTGACCACACAAGCCCCACCTAAATACTCTGGGGTTGTACTCAGCACTGCCGGCTGCCACACCGACAGCGCGATGATAGTGAGTCCAGATAGACTTTGCAAGCCCTACTGGTTATCATCCCGCGCAAACGGAGGCCGATGATGCCCAATCCCAAGAAGCTGCTTGAAACCTTGTACGGCGTTCCAATGCAAGACGGTGGAAGCCCCCTCAATCGCTTCATGGGCAAAACGCCAAAGCGCGGTGTGTCCTCATTGCCGGGCTATGGCCAAGGCAACATTCTGCAAGACATCGAGTCAGTGTCCAAGCCTCTTGCTGGCGGTATTGATGCAGCGCTTACGGGCCTGCCAATTGTTGGCCGCACTTTGGTATCACCTGCCGTCACTGCTGGTACCTTCATCAAAGAAGCAATCAAGAGTGGCGACCCTTCAGACACAAGCCCATTGCAACGCGCCTTAGAAGCCTCTCAGGAGTTCATTACAGGCGATATGAGGCCCATGCAGACTGAGCTTGGCCCTGAGTACCTTGAGAGCGCCGCCGAGGGCTTAGAGCGCTTTATACGCGAGTCTAAGCTGCCACCTATCTTGCCCCAGATGTGGACTCCCGCAGCCATGCCTGGCGCAGTGGGAGCAATTAAAGGTGTGGCAAAAACAACAACAAAAGCAAATATTCCTGAAGTCTCAGCACCAAAGGCTGCGACAATCCCTGTCCAAGGAGTGACATATGAAACAGCCACAGAAGGACCGTTCTACCGCGTCCGTCCTAGCGTCTCTCAAGCGCCTGCAGGCCAGCGTCGAGGCACGCTCGAAAGCGATGGGACTCAAGCCGGACAGCGTCCCGCAGGAGGAACTGGAAGCGATGTTCCGCAACCAATTACGAATGAAGCAGTACAGCAAGTAATGGCTGACCCGGCGAACTTTGTTCGTCAGTCAGCAGACACTTATGTGCAAGAGGCCTTCGGCAGGCCTTACGAACTGCCAGAGATTTCTGAAAGCTCCATCTTCAAGCAAGCGCCCATTGGCCGCGCCTTCATGCTTGCGACCACTGAAGACCCGACATACAAACAAACCATCTTCAATGAATACGCCAGGCAAATGCCTGACGTCGTTAAAGAATCGGGCGCCAAGAACTACGATGAATTGCTGGCTGCGTCTTACAAGCAATTAGCCAAAGAGACTGACGAGCAGTTCAAGCGTCTGCCCATAAGCCTTTCGTATCACCGAGCAGGCGAGGGCAACTACCGCAACAGCAAGCAAATGCTGCAGGATGTATACGGCAACAAGCACCTGTACGTCTTCCAGGGCGGTGATGAGCACCCCTACTTAAAGACAGTTGATCCTGAAACCGGATTGAATGAAAACGAAAAGTTCCGTGCTGTGCATGACTTCTTTGGTCACGCGGTGCATGGCAACGAGTTTGGCCCCAAGGGCGAGGAGACTGCTTGGGCAGCCCACAGTCAGATGTACTCGCCCCTTGCACGCTTGGCCATGAGCACTGAGACACGAGGCCAAAACAGCACGGTCAACTACACCCCACTGAATGCTGCACTCAAGCGCACCATCAACGAACTGAACATGCAACGCTACGAAGCCAATCGTCGCGGCAAAACTGAATTAGTCAAAGAGATTGATTCGCAGTTGAAAGAAGCATGGAATGGCTTTCAGTTTGCCCCACAAAAGCCAGTGCTTTTGCCACCCGAGTTTTTAAGCACAAAGTACGAAGGCGAGATGCCTGATTACTTGCGAGGACTGATCAAGCCCGAGGAGGGCACCTTTGTCAACATGCCCATGATGCATTTCAGCAAGCAGGCAGGCTTGACTGAAACAGATCCGGCGTTCTATGGCACGGGCATCAAAGGTGAAGAGGCCGCACGACTGGCTGGCACTGGCTCGGTCAGACCCAGGACTTACTTTTACACCGATGAAAGCGTAACACCCGAGCCTGGCTTAGGACCACATCGTTATCGTGCCATGGGTGAAAATCTTTATGACCTGACGGCTGATCCTCTCATGCTCAACATGTTGGCCAGAGAGACGACGCGCATCCCGATGACGGCAAGCTCTAACAAAGGATTGGCGCAGCCCACTGAAGCAACCAATGCGCTTGAGCGATTAATCCGCGACTATGGATATGCCGGTTACATCAATCCACAGTCAACCAAGCCGAGCGCCGTGATGTTTGGCAAAGTGCCAGTAACACCTTATAAGCAGGGTGGTCCCATGAGGCGAATTCATATATCTGACAACCTTGACACCATGGCGCTTGAGTTAGCCATGGGCGGTGCTGTGCGCATGGCTGGCGGCGGTAAGCTTGAGAAGATTGCCAAAGCATCTAAAGCAGCAGCCTTTACAGCGCGTGAGCTAAGAAGCGAAGCCAACAAGGTAGCCAAAGCCATCGCCAAAGAAGATCCCAAGATGGCGCCTGAAGATGTGCAAAAGCGTGCCGCTGCAATCGCCGAGAAAAACCTCACTTGGACGAAGCAGCAAAAACCAGCCATTGAAAAGAAATTTGGCAAATTGATTGATGCACCCGCCTCCGCATCAATAGGCGATCGCTTGCAAAATGTGCCCGAGGTTGTTGAACGACGCGCCCAAAAGGCCGAAGAATTCCTCGCTCAACCTACCGAGCCTTGGCAGCCGCCGCGTGCTGAGCTACAAGCATTTGATAGATCGCTCATCAAAGATGCCATGGAAGGCTTTCCTGGTATTGAACAAACGGCATTCCCGCGCTACTCGCCCCCAAGGGCCAACATTGGTTACATCGAAGAGATTTACCAGGACCCGCGTAATCGAGCACTCATTGAGGCGCAGATTAAGCGCGGGTTGCCCCTGGGTGGTGAAACTTTTTACGCTTCGCTTTATCCCATGAAGATGGCGGCACTTGAGCGCGGCATACCCGAGGAAAAGTTTAATCAGTTTATCTACAGCACTGCTCCGGCGTCGGCGCGTAACTCCATCCTAAATGAAATGGCAGTTGGCCAATTCCTACGCGACATGAATGCTCGAGGCCTGCCCCTTGATGAGGAAACCGTCAAGCGCGAGATGGAAGCATTTAAGCAAAAATACGGCACTGGTCTGCCATTGATGCCCGTGCATCGTGAAGGCGTGAGAAATGTTCTTGAAGGAAATCTTGACCTGCGCGAGATGTCAAAAGCAGACATACCAGTTAATTACAAAATCCCAACTTACGGCACACAAAAAGCTGGAGACTTTGGCAAGTCAGTGGTGCTTGATGTGCATGAGGCGTCGGGCGAAACGCAAGCAAGTCGCTTTCACCCCTATTTCAGTAAGCAGGGTGGATTTGGCTCAACTGAATATGGCGCTGCAGAACAGCAAATGCTGGACATCGCTAAAAGCCTGGGCCTGCCTGGCGGTACGGCACAAGCTGGCCGCTGGTTTGGCGGTGGCGAATTAACCGGGTTAGTATCGCCCCGCGGTGACGCATTAGATTTACTTGAGCGCCAAGCTGCCTACACGCTTAACGGCATGGGTGTAAAACCTACGCCACGCAATGTGCGCAATTACCTACTCGACATGATTGAAACGGGCGAAGGTGTCTTGATGCCTTACTACAGCAAAAAAGTACCGTTGCCTGATGTCCGCACCGAGAAAAAGAAGGGCGGCGCCGTGAAGAAGTCAGCGCTTGATAGCGTTAAACGAGGATACGAACATGCCTGAGATGCCTATTGAGCAGGACTATGGCCGCTTCATTAGCGGTATGGCCGATGACGAGGTGCCCGTTGCTGATATGTCAGCCGAGTTACCTGATGAAGATGCAGAAATCGAAGAACTTCCTGATGGCTCTGCTGTTGTCCGCATGGAAGACACCAAGGGACCACTTGAAGACCCAGACTTTTATGAAAACCTAGCTGAGGTCATCGATCCCTTTACGCTTGACAGCATGGCTGTTAAGTATCTTGACCTGCTAGAGAAGGATAAGCAGGCTCGAGAAGACCGTGACAAGCAATACGAAGAGGGATTAAAGCGCACTGGTATGGGCAAAGACGCCCCTGGTGGCGCTACATTCTTTGGTGCCAGCAAAGTAGTCCACCCTGTCATGGCAGAAGCCTGTGTGGACTTTGCAAGCCGTGCCATTAAAGAGCTTTTCCCGCCTGATGGCCCAGTCAAAACCAAGATCCTTGGCGAGAATGACGAGGAAAAAGTCAAACGTGCTGAGCGTAAGCGCGACTGGATGAACTGGCAGCTTACTGAGCAGATCGAAGAATTCCGCGATGAGCAAGAGCAAATGCTCACGCAACTGCCTTTGGGCGGCTCTCAGTACCTCAAGATGTACTGGGATGACAAAAAACTGCGTCCGGTGGCTGAATTTCTGCCCATTGATAAGGTTTTGATCCCCTTTGCCGCAACGAATTTCTACACCGCACAACGTGCAGCAGAGATTCATGACATTACTGGCTGGGAATTTGAGCAACGCATTGCTGCAGGCCTGTATCGAGACATCAGCCTGACTCGCGTTTCCATGGAGCCGGAGCCAACACGGCCAGAAAAGGCCAACAACAAGATCGAAGGCCGCAAGGCAGACGAGAATATTGACGGCATGCGCCGTGTTTTCCACATTTACACCTGGCTTGAGCTTGAAGATGACAGCTATGCCAAGGGTGAAATGGCGCCCTACATCCTGATGGTTGATGAAATCGACCGTGAAGTGGTCGGTTTGTACCGAAACTGGGAAGAGGGCGATGAAACGATGACCAAATTGGACTGGGTCGTCGAATTTAAGTTCATTCCATGGCGTGGTGCTTACGCTATCGGGATGCCGCACCTCATTGGAGGCCTGGCAGCAGCCCTTACAGGCTCCTTACGGGCGCTTTTAGACTCTGCTCACATCAATAATGCGCCGGCAACGCTCAAACTGAAGGGCGCAAAGATCTCTGGCCAGTCTGTACAGGCTGATGTGACGCAAGTTGTTGAGATTGAAGGTGCGCCAGGCGTTGATGACATTCGCAAGATTGCGATGCCGATGCCGTTTAACCCACCCAGCCCTGTGTTATTTGAGCTTTTAGGCTTCTTAGACAAGGCTGCCAAGGGTGTTGTGACGACGGCAGAAGAAAAGATCGCTGATATAACGGCACAGGCTCCTGTAGGCACCACACAAGCACTGATTGAGCAGGGTGCCGCTGTCTTTTCTGCTATCCACGCTCGTTTACACGCCTCACAAGGCCGTGTACTGAAGATTTTGCAGCGCCTTAACCGCTGGTACATGCAAGACATGCGCCGCGGTGAGCAAGTAGTTGATCTTGAGGTCCAGCCAGGCGACTTTTCACGCATGGGAGACGTTGTGCCGGTGTCTGACCCGCACATCTTCTCTGAAACGCAGCGCATGGCGCAGATTCAGGCAGTCTTGGCACGATCAGACAAGGCACCAGACCTTTATGACCGTCGCGCCGTTGAAGAGCGTCTCTTAAAGCAGCTAAAGATTCCTGGCATCAATGAATTGCTCAAAGGTACACCGGCACCTGAAGAAAGAACGGCTGCTGATGAGAACGTAGCCATGGCATTAGGTCAGAATGCTTACGCTTACCCGCACCAAGACCAGTTAGCACACCTGCAAGCGCACTTAGACTTTGCACTAGACCCTGCCTTTGGCCAAAACCCCATCATGGCATCGTTCTATCTGCCTCGAGTCCTTGAGCACATCAAGCAGCACATGGTCCTTTGGTATCTTGGCCGCATGAATGGCTACCTAAGCAAGGCTCGTGGCGAACCCATGGCCGAGAGCGACTATGAGAACAAGCAACTGACTGCAGAGATTGACAAGACCTTTGCCATTGCATCACGCCATGTCATGCAAGACAGCCAGGCCGCATTCAATCAAGTCGTGCCAAAGCTTCAGCAATTGATGCAGGCCATGCAGCAGCTTACGCCACAGCCTCAGTTACCGCCTGAAGCGCAAGTGCTCAAGGAAACCAGCCTGGCAGAGACTCAGCGCCGCGCACAGCGCGATCAGGCTGAGATGCAACTCAAAGGTGCCGACATGCAGCAACGTGGCCAGATTGACATGGCACGACTGCAGGGCGACCAACAACGCGCAGCCCAGCGTGATCAGTTGGATGTGGCGCTTAACGCTACAAACAACCTCACCAAGGAGCGCATAGCAACTGCACAACTCACCCAGAAGGATGAGCAATTGCAGGCAGAGCAGTATGAGACTGCTATCCGGCTTCAAAACGAAGCCCAACGAAACTTAGGAGCTAATCGTGGCCCAACCATCCAGTAACAACCTGAAAGACCAAGAAGCCGTGCCCTATCACAAGCGTATTGCCATGGGCGCAAACCTTGACGGCACAAGCCTGCAGTCTAAAGGCCAAACCCAACAACCCAAGACCAAAGGAGGCGCACTGCCCACTAAGAAAAAATGAACCCTATAGCGGACTTAATCCGTGACATCAAGATGCGCCAAGCTGAAATAAGCGGTTCTCTTGCAGCAGGCAATGCTGCGACATGGGAGGCGTATCAACGCACGGTCGGAATCAATCTGGGGCTGACTGAAGCACTCCGGATGATTGAATCAATTTTGAAGGATGAAGATGAAGATGAATGAACCAGTAGCTTCTAACGAAGCTGAGATGGCTTGGGCATTTCCGAGCGTAGATCCTGGTGCGAAACCTCTTGGTGGTCGTGTGATGGTACAGATCCGTCGCTCCAAGAAGAAAACCACTAAGGCGGGTATTTTGTTGGTTGAAGAAACCAAAGAGACAGAGAAGTGGAATACGCAGGTGGCCAAGGTTATCGAGGTTGGACCTCTTGCGTTTTGTCACCGTGACACGATGCAGCAGTGGCCTGAAGGCTCTTGGTGCAAGGTCGGTGACTTTATCCGCGTACCCAAATGGGGTGGCGATCGCTGGGAAGTAAGGGTGCCTGGCGAAGACCAAAACGAAGATCCGGCGCTCTTTATGATCGTTAATGATCATGAGGTTATTGCCAAGATCACGGGCAACCCCCTTGAGACGCGAGCCTTCCTATGAGCAACGAACATGAAGAAAATATTCCGATCAAGGAGGAAGCGGATGGCTCGGTCACCGTTGAACTTCCTGATTCGGTTCAAGTTGCGGCGGACGATGACCAAAGCGACAAGACTGAAAGCAGCGATGTTCCTGGCGATGATGATCCCCCTAACGCTGACGAACTCGATTCCTTACGGGCTGCCCGGCGCGAGCGTAGGCGTGCGAAGAAGGACTTAGTCCGCAAGACACAGGCCGAGAAGGATGAGCGCCTGCAATTGCTGCAGCGCCAAAACCAAGAGTTGATGGAGCGCTTAGCAGTCGTTGAGCAACGCACTCACGCCAACGATCTCGCACAAATCGACAAGGCTATGCAAGATGGCGAACTTCGTGTGCGATATGCCAAGATGAAGTTGGCTGAGGCTGTGCAAGCACAAGATGGCGAAGCCGCTGCCCAAGCCAATGAAATGCTGCTTGATGAGCGCCAAAAGCTTGAGGCTCTTAAGAACTTCAAGCAAAAGGCAGTTCAGCCACAGCAAAAGGCAAACATCCCCGATGCAAGCGTTCAAAAGCAAATCGCTAACTGGATGCAACGCAACCCATGGTTCGACCCTGAGCGCAAAGATATGGATAGCAAGATTGCTAAACAGATCGATGAGCAGCTTAATGCTGAGGGTTGGAATCCCGCAACTCGAGAGTATTGGGACGAGATGGACAACCGCTTGCGGAAATACATCCCGCATCAGTACAATGACGACTATGAGGATGATTCTCCTCGACGTAGACCCAGGAGTGCTGTGACAAGTTCTGGCCGTGAGAATGCAGCGTCAGCAGGTGGACGCCAAACCTTCATGCTAACCCCTGATCAGGTTAAAGCCATGAAGGATGCCGGCTTTTGGGACGACCCCAAAAAACGGATGAGCATGATCAAGCGTTACGCTGAACAGAAATCACAGAACCCAAGGAGCTAGTCATGGAATCACGCCTTAAAAAATCTCTTACTGCTGGTGGCCGTCATACTCGCGCAAGCGAAGATCACTCGCGCTTGCCAGCAGAAGAATCGTTCGCTAGTACACAGGACATTGACCAAATGTGGAGTGACGAGTGGACACAAACCGCGCTGCCAAAAGTCCCAGATATACCTGGATGGCATTTGTGCTGGCTTTCCACCACCAATAGCTACGACACCATTGATAAACGGATTCGCCTTGGGTACGTTCCTGTGCTTGCAGATGAGTTACCTGGGTACGATAATTACCGTGTAAAAGCTGGCGAGCATGTGGGCCACATCTCCTGCAATGAGATGTTGCTGTTCAAGATCCCCATGGACCTCTACCAGAAGGTCATGACGCACTTCCATTACCAAAAGCCAATGGAAGCAACCCAAGCGATCATGGAGCGTATGGAAGAGTTACAGCAGGGTGTTGACAGTTCAGGACATCGACTCCTGAAGACGGAAGGCGAAGGCTTTAGCAGTGTTGGAAAACAATCCATTAACCGACCCCCGACTTTCGAGGGTTAACCTGGAGTTACCAAATGTCTGCAACATCCGCACCATTTGGCTTGCGCCCTGCGTATCACCCCAGCGGTCTCGACCGTGCGCAGGGGCTTGCCAATATCATTGAGTCTGGGTATGCCCAAGACTTACTTAAAGGCCAGGCTGTCAAACTTGATACCGCAAATACTGGGTATATCGTTCGCGCAGCAGGTACCGATGCAATCTACGGCGTCTTTGATGGCGTAGAGTGGACCGATACAACTGGTCGCCGTCGCGTTTCCAACTACTGGCCTGCCAATACGGCTTACCAGACTGGATCGTTGATTGCCTATATCTGGACTGATCCTCAAGTCGTTTATGAGATTCAGGCTAACGGCTCTATCGCTCAAACAGCAATCGGCCAAGAGTTTGACATCACCAGTCCTTATGCAGGCTCTTCGACCACTGGTCTGTCGCAGTCTCTAATGGATACGACTGCAGCTTCTGTCAACACCAGCAGAGTTTTGCGTGTGATTGACTTGGCTCCGTACCCCGGCAATGCTTGGGGTGACGCGTACACCATCGTCCGTGTGCAAATCGCTAAGTTCCAGTACAACGGAACCTACGATACTGGCGCTACGGCTGTGGTTTACCCCGTAACCATTAAAGTGTAAGGAGGGCTAGATCATGGCAGCCCCAATGCGCAGTACAGACTTTCGTTCGATTGTTGAGCCAATCCTCAACGAGTGTTTTGACGGAGTCTATGATCAACGTGCCGATGAGTGGAGTCGTGTTTTCCGCGAGCAGGACGGCATTCCCCGTAACTACCACGAAGAGCCGGTCCTGTACGGTTTCGGTTTGGCACCGTTGCTTCCTGACGGCAGCCCCGTAACCTATCAACAGGGTGGCGTACTCTTCCTCAAGCGCTATGTGTATGCAGTCTATGGTCTGGCCTTCGCGCTGACCAAAGTGCTTGTTGAAGACGGCGACCATATCCGCATCGGTTCAGTCTATGCTCGTCATCTTGCACAGTCTTTGGTTGAGACCAAAGAAACCCTGTGCGCCAACGTGCTGAACAACGCCTTCACAGGCGGTCAGTATGCTGGTGGCGACGGCGTAGCTCTGAATAGCGCTTCGCACCCCATCGTTAACGGCACCTTCAGCAACTTGCTGACCAACGCCGCTGTTCTCAGCCAGACCTCGCTTGAGCAAATGCTCATCCAGATCCGTCAGGCAGTGGACAACAACGGCAAGAAGATCCGCCTTGTGCCACGACAGCTTGTCGTTGCTCCTGGCAACATCTTCCAGGCAGAGGTTCTCCTGAAGTCGGTTCTCCGTGCTGGCCAAGCAAACAACGACATTAACCCAGTTAAATCCATCGGCTTGCTCGATGAAGGCGCTGCGGTTCTGTCGCGTTTGACCTCGGCAACTGCATGGTGGGTCCAGACCGATGCACCTGAAGGCATGAAGCTGATGATGCGTCGCCGTTTGGAGAAGACCATGGAAGGTGACTTTGAAACCGACACCATGCGCTACAAGGCAACTGAGCGTTATGACGTTGGCTTCACTGATCCTCGTGCCATGTACGGTACGCCAGGCGTCTAAGGAAACCAGGGGGCTTAGGCCCCCGCTTTATAGGAGTTAAGGTATGACTACGACTCGGTTTCCTAATGGGGTCACCAATGTGAGTGAGCAGTCGCTGTTTGCCGAATTAGGACAGCCAGCAGCTACGCTTTATCACACTTACTTTGAAGACTTCGATTACTACACGGCAGCGAATTGGACCGTAACGGAAACGCAAGCAGGAGCAACGCAAGCGCTTACCGACGGCGATGGCGGTTTATTGCTATTGACCAATACGGCTGCTGACAATGATTTAGTCTCCTTGCAAAAGGTTGGCGAGTCATTCCGTTTTGCCAGCGGCAAGCCCCTGTTCTTTGAAGCACGCTTCAAGGTCAGCGATGCCACGCAATCGGATGTAGTGATTGGCCTTCAAATCACTGACACGACCCCGCTTGATGTGACCGATGGTGTGTTCTTCATTAAGGCTGATGGCGCCGCAACAGTTGACTTCCTTGTTGAGAAAAACAACACGGCAACGACTGCCAGCGCTATTGCTACGATGGCTAACGACACTTTCATCCGTCTTGGCTTTTACTATGACGGCGCTTCGGCAGTTCAATACTTTGTCAATGGCACTTACACAGGCTCTTCGGTAACGACGAACCTGCCAGACGATGAAGATATGACTGTCACCATCGCAATCCAGAATGGCGAGGCAGCAGCCAAAACCATGACGGTGGACTACGTTTATGTAGCCAAGGAGCGGTAATCATGGGCCAATTCAAGCCAATGGTGAAGATGTATACCACCGAGCCTTCAGTTGAACTGAAGCTCAAGAAAGGTGGTCATGTGTCCATGAAAGGCAAGGCCAAAGATGGCCACAAGATGATGAACGGCGGTGTGATGACAGGGCTTGCTGAAGGCCCCGCTCCCACCCGCATGCAGATGGGTCAGGGCACGTTGCCTGGCCGCGCACCTGCACGCCCATCACTTGCCATGCGCCGTAAGATGGCTCGCCCCATGATGAAAGAAGGCGGTGAAAGTAAGGCCGAGCATGCAGCCGAAATGAAAAAGATGATGGGCACTGAAGCCAAGCTCAAAAAGCACGCTTCTATGCCCGCATCAAAAGCTCATAAAGGCCTTAAGGCTGGTGGCTATGCATCAACCAAGATGCACACCGCAACGCCTGATCATGCTAAAGGCCCAACGGGTGAAGTTAAGGAAGGCAAACCTGGTGGCTATGCTACCGGCGGCGCAATCCCTAGCGAAACTCGCCGCGGCACTCCTGCCACAACCATTGTTGACCAAGCCAAGAAGGATACGGCTCACGGTACGGGTGGTGTGCGCATGGGTAATGCTGGTGGCTTCAAGAAGGGTGGCAAAGCGAAATACGCAAAGGGTGGCGGCGTTGAGAACAATATCTCAACATCCAAGCCTGGCGTAACGAATACCACCACCGGTGAAGTCAAAGAGGCCAATGCTGGCGGCTACAAGAAAGGTGGTGCCTTAAAAAAGCACTACGCTACGGGGGGGCTTGTTGATTCAGGCAAACCCGTAGCCTACCCCAAGCATCCAGTATCGAAGCCTGTAGCGAACAATCTGCAATCGGGCACCTTCAAGAAGGGCGGTAAGGTTAAATACGCACCTGGCGGTGATGTATCCAAGCCTGTTGCTGATCCTGAGGCCACGGCAGCGAAAGCAAGTCGTGAACTCGAGGATGCATTGAATCCCATTAGCATGATCAAAGAGCTAGGTGGCAAGTTGATGGATAAGATCCGCGGTAAGGGATCGATTACCGAGACCAAAGAATCGGTCACGATGACACCACCACGGGCTAGGCGCTAAACAGCGGGGGCTTCGGCCCCTGCTTCACATGGAAGAATAGCCATGAAGGTTGTAACCGTATCAAAGACCGGCACGGGATCAAGCAGCACGATCATCATGAATACCAACATCAGCCCGTTCAATGTGGGCTTTGGTGTCTCGGTATCCGGCACTGTCAATTACACCGTGCAGCATTCGTTTGACGATCCTGCAGGCACGATTTCAACTTGGTTTAGCCATCCCACGGTTGCCGCTCAAACGGCCAACGCTGATGGCAATTACGCATTCCCTGTTAGTGCCATCAAACTGCTTGTTAACTCAGGCTCTGGCACTGCAACGCTAGAACTCATACAAGCAGGTATTTGATGGCTCCGGTTGGCTACTCAAGCGTTGCCAATCAAGCCAATACCTCTGATGGCTTTGCTCGAGGTGTTGGCGCTCAGAATGTCATCGGAGGCACTGACTACGGCTTAGACGTTGGTGATGATGGCGTAGTTGATGTTTATGGCGTAACGCCAACAACAACTTTTTATATCCTGGATGAGACATCACCAGGATATGTGCTGCAAGAAGACAGCAGCAAAATCGTATTGGAGCAATCGTAATGGCCGACCAGAAAATTAGCGCAATGCCAGCAGCCGCAACGCTGACGGGCGCAGAGCTTGTGCCGTTAGTGCAAAGTGGCGCGAATGTGCGATCAACCATCGGTGATTTGCGGGCGTTTGGCGCAGCTTATGGTGGCTTTAGCAGCACCCTAGATCAGACGGGAAGCACCACCGCTGGCACGGCCATGACCTGCAATACGGTAGATATTACCGATGGCATCACGGTGGTTAGCAATAGCCGTTTTACGGTGCCCAATGACGGCATTTATAACTTTCAGTTCAGCGCCCAGTTCAAGAATGTCGCTAACGAGCAGCACATTGTCACGATTTGGATAAAGGTCAACGGTTCAGATCTTGCCAACTCATCCACGCAGGTTACGGTGCCAGCCAGAAAGAACGCAGGCATCTTTGGTTTCGCGGTGGCCGCCTGGAATTTTTACTTAGATCTGAACGCTACTGACTATGTGCAGTTGTTTTGGCTGCCTGAATCGACGGATGTAACGCTGGAGGCATTGCCGTCAAGTGTGACGCCCGCGTACCCGGCTATTCCTTCGTTGATTGTTACCATGGGGCAGATAGCTTAAATGCCTGCCAAGACTAAAGCGCAGTTCCGGCTGATGAAAGCGGCTGAGAACAACCCTAAGTTTGCCAAGAAAGTAGGCATTCGACCTGATGTGGCTGCAGAGTTTACGCAGTCCAATGTGAAGGGGAAATCGTATGCAAAGCTTCCTGAACAACTTAAGAACGGCGGTCCGAGCCTGGCGATTGGCCGTGGTGAGAAGCTTCCGGCAGATCAAGGCGCGGGTCTTACCGCCAAGGGTAGAGCGAAATACAACCGAGAAACAGGATCAAACCTGAAGGCACCACAGCCACAAGGAGGGCCTCGTAGAGACTCTTTTTGTGCAAGAATGGGTCCGGTTGCCGAAAAATCTGAGCGTGGATCGCGTGCAAGAGCATCGATGAGGCGCTGGAACTGCCCAGGATGGTGAGATGGCCTATTCAGACACATACGGTCAGGTTTTCTCAGTCCAAACGCTTATAGATCACGCCGCAAGGCGCTGTGGCAAGCTGGCTGAAGAGTTAACCAGTGAACAGCTTATTACGGCCAAAGAGTCGTTGGGATTCGTTTTAACGAACCTCATCAACATTGGTATTCAGTATTGGGCTGTCAAGAAAGAAATTATTGGCTTAACGCCAGAGAAATACATTTACACCCTGCCTGTCGGGGCAAATGATGCGCTTAATGTGCTCTACCGCACCATGCAACGCCCTGATGGAAGCTATTCAACCAGCGCAGGTGGCAGCGCAGCCTTTGCAGGCGATAGCGACGTTGATACTTACTGTTTGCAAACGAGCACCAATGGCAATATTGCAGTCGATTTTGGCACCAATAACCCGATTTATGCTGGGTCAATCGGCCTTCTCCCCTATGTTTCTGGTGGTGGAAGTGCCGCCTGGACGCTTACCCTTGAGTATTCCGTTGATAACTCAACCTGGAACACGCTCTACGACATCGGAACCGTTACCGTCACTGATAAGCAGTGGCTCTGGTATGACATCGACCCAGGCCAAAGCGTCCGATATTACCGAGTAAGGGCTTCTGGTGGCACAACGCTGGGCTTACGAGAGTTTTATGTTGGTAATGACTCGCGTGAGATCCAAATGGCACGATTAAATCGTGACGATTACACGAACTTGCCCAACAAAAACTTCACAGCCAACCAGCCTTATCAGTTTTGGTTTAACCGGACCATCCCGCAACCTGAAATCTACCTCTGGCCAGTGCCTAATGAGTGGTATGTCCAGATGACTGTCTGGTATTCCAAGCAAATTATGGATGTTGGCGACCTTACTGATGAGGTTCAGATCCCTCAGCGCTGGTACTTGGCCACAGTGGGCATGTTGTCTCATCAATTGAGCATGGAATTACCGCAAGTTCCTCTTGAGCGCATTAAATACCTTGAAGACCAGGCTGCAAAGTACCTTAATCTTGCCGAGCAAGAGGAGAGAGATCGCAGTCCGATTTATTTTGCGCCAAATATTTCTGTATATACAAAATAATGCCAAGATTTCTTGACACAGAGGGCTACTCAGACATAGCGATCGGCATATGTGATCGCTGTCGCATGAAGCGTCCTCATGCCACCCTTGGCCCTGACATCAACTTTCCCGGCTTGATGGTTTGTGAAGAGAATTGCAGGGATGAAAAGGACCCTTACCGTCTGCCTGCAAGACAAACAGAGCGAATCAACTTACGTTTCCCTAGGCCTGATGTATCCGTAGCTGCCATTCAGAACAATTTAGTGTTGAATGACCAGCAAACGATTATTCTCTCAACAGAAGGCAATACCAATCTGATTGAGAATGACGGAAACCTTGATGGAATAGCGATCTCACCATAATGGCTAATCAAACGATAACCCAATTGCCTAATGCTCAAGCCCTCACGGGCACTGAGCTTGTACCCATTGTTCAGAATGGGGGTACGGTCAAGACGACCACGGGTGCCATATCAGCCATTTCAGGCGGTGGTGGCGGCAGTGGCGTATCGGGCTATTCAGGATTCTCTGGCTTTTCTGGGTTTTCGGGCGATAACCCCGGCTCGAGCGGTTATTCGGGCCTTAGCGGCTATTCAGGACTATCAGGCTACAGCGGCCTCTCAGGATACTCAGGATCGGGCATATCGGGCTTTTCTGGCTTCTCAGGCCTTGGTTTATCAGGCTACTCAGGGCAAAGCGGCTTTTCAGGCCTCTCAGGATTCTCTGGACTCTCAGGATTCTCTGGCCTTTCAGGTTACTCAGGGTCTGGTGTCTCAGGCTACTCAGGTTCTGGCATTTCTGGTTACTCGGGATTCTCAGGTCTTGGTTTATCAGGCTATTCAGGACTCTCTGGGTTTTCTGGCGGCTCAGGATTTTCTGGCCTTTCTGGATTCTCCGGCCTTTCTGGCTACTCAGGATCAGGGATTTCTGGCTATTCAGGGTCGGGCATATCAGGGTTTAGCGGCTTTTCAGGCGCAGGCCTTTCTGGCTTTTCAGGTTTAAGTGGCTTTTCTGGATTGTCAGGCCTTTCGGGATTCTCTGGTCTCTCAGGGTTTTCTGGCGCCGGCTCTGCGATTACCGTCTCTGATGAAGGTATCCCGCTTACAACCAACGTCCAGTCATTTGATTTTGTAGGCGCTGGTGTAACGGCCACAGCAGTTGGTAACGCTGTAACGGTCACTATTTCTGGCGGCGGTGGTGGCGGAACTTCCGGATACTCAGGCTTCTCGGGTATCAGCGGTTTTTCTGGCATCAGTGGTTTCTCAGGTATCAGCGGATTCTCCGGAATCAGTGGTTTCTCTGGAGCCAGTGGCTTTTCTGGAATCAGTGGATTTTCTGGAATCAGCGGCTTTTCGGGCATCGGCACCTCAGGCTTCTCAGGATTTTCTGGCGCATCAGGCTTCTCAGGGATCTCTGGCTTTTCTGGTCTTAGTGGCTTCTCAGGACTCAGTGGGTTTTCAGGCCTGAGTGGATTCTCAGGCGTATCAGGATTCTCAGGCATCTCGGGATTCTCTGGTGCCGGAACATCAGGCTTCAGTGGCTTCTCAGGTTTGAGTGGATTTTCAGGATTAAGCGGATTCTCTGGACTCAGCGGCTTTTCAGGTCTTTCTGGCTTCTCAGGGGTATCGGGATACTCAGGTGCTGGAACTAATATCTCGGTATCAGACGAAGGGTCTCTCTTAACGTCTGGCGTTACGAGCTTTGATTTTGTTGGTTCGGGTGTAACGGCATCAGCCGTAGGAACCGCTGTAACTGTGACGATCAGCGGAGGCGGTGGCGGCGGTGGTGGATCTGGTTACGCCACTTACACCTACACAGGCGACGGCACAACGACGACGTTTGCCGGTGCCTCTGGCATGACAGTAAACAATGTTCTCGTTATTGAGAACGGCGTTACGCAAGTACCGACGACTGACTACACGATCTCTGGTACGAACGTTGTGTTTACGACTGCGCCTGCAAGTGGTGTGGCGATTCAGATTCGTGTGCTTGGTGGTGGTGGAGCTTCTGGTGTTATTGCTGAGAATCAACAGACCATTTCTAGCAACTACTCGGTAACGTCGGCTTATAACGGCTCAAGTGTTGGGCCTGTCACGATCAATACAGGTGTTGCGGTGACTGTTGGCACAGACCAGCGTTGGTTAATTTTTGGTTAAGGATTTGACATGAGCAATCTTAAAGTTCAGGGTAATGCTTCTGGTGCTGGCACAACCACGCTACAAAGCGCCAACACGTCGGTATCAGCGACCCTTACGCTACCTGATTCAACGTCAGCAGACACGCTTGGCTACCTAAACGCGCCGATCAATGAGCAGTCTGCCGCTTATACGGCGGTTGCTGCTGATGCCGGGAAGGTTATCTTCCACCCATCAACAGACGCTAACGCAAGGACGTTTACGATCCCTGCTAATAGTTCGGTGGCTTATGCGACGGGAACGGTGTTGACCTTCATTAACATGACTTCGCAGGTTGTCACGATTTCGATTACGAGCGATACGCTTTACCAAGCAGGAACGGGATCTACGGGATCACGGAGTCTTGCTCAGTATGGTATTGCCACGGCGGTCAAGATGACTTCCACGACTTGGCTGATTTCCGGCAACGGTTTGACCTAAAGGAAGCGCCATGACTGGCATTCTTAATTTGATTATTGGATCGCTGGGGCAGCGGTATACCATCATCCAAACCTTCACAGCGACATCAACTTGGACTTGCCCTACGGGGGTGACTGAGGTTGATTACTTGATTGTGGCCGCTGGTGGTGGTGGTGGGGGTGGAAATGGTGGGTCATCCGGTGAAGGTGGCGGCGGAGGCGCTGGCGGTTATAGAACTGGAACAGGATTAGCTGTTACCGCAGGTACTGATTACACGATCAATGTTGGGTCTGGTGGTGCAGGTGGTACAGCAACTGCTGTTGGCACACAAGGCGGTCATTCATATATTTCTGGGTCGCCAATTGCTAATAACCCATCGTCAGGGAATCCTTACACTAATGCTTTTGTAGCTTTTGGTGGTGGGGGTGGAGGTTCAAGAAATTCGGGAGTCCAACAAGGCGGAAATGGTGGATGCGGTGGCGGTGGCGGGCAGAGAGATACCGCCACAGATAATTTTGGAACAGGAAATACACCATCTACTTCGCCAAGCCAAGGGAACAATGGCGGTAATGGAGCCAATGATCCTGCCGCAAGTGGTGGAGGCGGTGGCGGTGGTGCAGGAGGAAATGGTAATGCAGCCCCTTCAACCACTACGGGCGGTGCTGGAGGAATAGGCATTCAAGGCCCATCTTATGCGTCAAGTTTTGGTGCGGCTGGCCCAGGAGGTTCGCCATCTACAGGTTATTTTTCTGGCGGCGGCGGCGGTGCAGGTAGTTCAACTGGAGGTGCTGGCGGTTACGGTGGCGGCGGGAATGCTGACGGAGGGTCAACCGGAAAACAAAATGGAACAACAAACTCTGGTGGCGGTGGCGGGGGAGCAAGTGGTACAGGCGGTACAGGCGGCTCCGGCATTGTCATCCTGAAATACCAAGCACCATCACAAACCGTATTCACCTTCAAAGGGTCTGGTCAGTGGACTGTGCCTACTGGTGTTACGTCAATTGATTACTTGATCGTTGCTGGTGGTGGTGGGGCTGGTGCTGGAAGTGCTGCTGGTGGTGGCGGTGGAGCTGGTGGTTATAGAACAGCAGCAGGCCATACGGCTGGAATCACTGCTGGCAATGTTTTAACCATTACTGTTGGTGGTGGTGGACCGGGAGGAATAGCTGGGCCAGGATCTTATCCACGAGGCGCTAGTGGCGGTGATTCGTACATATCTGGAACAGGTATAACAGCAAGTCCCGCTGCTCCTGGTAACCCCTACTCAAATGCCATCACATCATTTGGTGGCGGTGGTGGCGGGTCTGGTTATGCGCCAAACGCTACAGGAGCAGATGGAGGCTCAGGTGGCGGAGGTGGATATAACAATAGTGCTGGCGGCACTGGAAATACGCCATCTACAAGCCCTTCGCAAGGAAGCAATGGAGGTGCTGGCGCAACTGTGCCTAATACTTACACCGGTGGCGGCGGTGGTGGTTCTTCTGGTGCTGGAACCGCAGGTAATACGAGCGTTGGTGGAGGCAATGGTGGAGCAGGTACACAAGGGCCATCTTACGCTGCGTCTTTTGGTGGTGCTGGGCCTGGGGGTTCACCATCAACAGGATATTTTGCAGGTGGCGGTGGTGGTGGTACTGGAAGAGAACCTGCTGGGTCAAGCCTTCCAGCAGGCACGGGTGGCATTGGCGGCGGCGGTAGTGGGGCGGCAGGGGCTTCGGCTGCAACGGCTGGTGGTACTAATACTGGTGGCGGGGGCGGTGGAAACGGATATGTGGCTCCGAATAGCGGCAACGGCGCGGCAGGCGGCTCCGGTATCGTCATCATCAAGATCAATCAATAAGAGGTCACATGAGCGATAAAAAGATCATGAGGTTTTATGGCATTGATACGGCGATGCACATGCTTCGTCCCAATGCCAAGTGGGAAATAACCAATAACGTCATTACACGTTGGGATGATCCACGGCCTAAGCCCAGCATGGAAGAGATTTACTGGGTGATGGAAAAGATTAAAGAGTTTGAAGAGTCAATCCCCACGATCTGGCTTGATGAGGATTGGGAAAAGATCACTGGCGAAAGAAGGATGATTGAAGAGGCTATCGGTGAACCTGCATAACTTATTTCCCACCGCTGTAGGTTTTGCAGACCTTGGCCGTGAACTCACGGACGAGGAGATGTTCTTTGTGCGTGAGCTTGAGACTCGGCCTAACATGGGCAATACGACCTCCACGGATAACTTCGTGCTTCGCAATCCGGCCATGACAAGCCTGCGATCATTCATTGAGGACAGCGTGGCTGAATACTTCAAAGCCACAGTCAATCCCAAGCACAATGTATCCCTACGCATCACACAAAGCTGGTGCAATTACAGTGAGCAGGGTCAGTATCACCACAAACATGCCCACCCCAATAGCTACATCTCAGGCGTGTTTTACTTGCAGACCAATCCTGATGACAGGATTTACTTTTACAAAGACGGCTGGCAGCAGATCAAGTTTCCCACCGACAACTGGAATGCGTACAACTCAGAGTCTTGGTGGTTTGAGGCATTCACTGGCCGGTTGATTCTTTTCCCCTCATCCTTAACGCACATGGTACCTACGGTTCAGGGTGAGCAGACACGCATATCGCTATCGTTTAACACGTTTCCCGTTGGCACAGTTGGCGAGGAAATGGATTTAACTGGTCTTAAGTTGGAGGCATAGCTATGATCAGCAAGCAACGCCTTCAAGAGCTTTTTGATTACAGGGATGGCAAGCTATACGCCAAGCATGGCCGTCAACCAAAATTTACGCCAATTACAAATCACCACAGGTATATCCGCATGAGGGTAGATGGCGTGGTGTATACGTTGCACAGATTGATTTTTATTTATCACCACGGGTATGCGCCAAAAATCATTGACCACATCAACAATGATAGGTCTGACAATCGCATAGAAAATTTGCGTGAGGCTACACAGCAA